ATTTTCGGTTGGAAAGTGTCTTGTCCAACAGCTCTAACCATTTGTAAAGGTACATATGGGCAATAGAACATACCAGCGTCATAAGGAGAAGTTCCTTTATAACCAACTACATAAAATTGTTTAGCAGCTTGGTTTGCTGAGTAAGGGTCTATATACACTTTAAATCTACCGTTAAGAACACCAGCAAAAGTATTGCCTGTGTCATCAACATTTAGATTGTTATTAAGTGCAGGAGCATAGTCAAGGATGCCAGCCATTTGAAGAGCAGAAGCAACATCAGAAGAACAAACGATTATGTTCCCTTTGCCTCTTCTTGTTCTTTGAGCAATAGCGTTAGCGTCTCTTTCTAATTGGAACATAAGTCCTTTAAATCTTTCAACAGACCATCTACCGTTTGAGTCAGTATCTAAATCAAAGATACCAGCAGCAGTTGTGTCAGTTTGAGCGCCTTTTTCAGAATTAACATAGATAGTTCTTACAACTTCTCTATTAATCTCAGCAAGGATCTCAGCAGAAAGAATGTTAGCTAATTCAGTTTCAGCGTCTAGGCCGTGAATAGCTTTAAGGTCTTGTGCTAATTCCATAGTGTATTCAGCTTTAAGAGCTCTACTCTTAGCAGTTACCGTAGATTTCTCAATTGAGAAAGCCATTTCAGCAAATGCGTTTGAAGAAGTATCTCCAAGTGCTTCTGCCGTAGCAGTCGCCATTCCACCTTCAGCAGTATAAGCGCCAGGTGAAGAGTCGTTAAGCACAGCGGGGTTAGTTTCTCCAGCTGATGATGTTCCAGCAGAACCAGGCAAATTGTTTGTCGTTTTCTTTGCAGAAAATTCTGATTCAGCTTCGTCAAATAATGCTTCAGTTCCGTCTTGAGCTTTGTATCTGCTTCTCATAGCAAATATAAGTCCAGTCGGACCAGACATTGGTTGTACGCCAGCAATATCGTAAGCGATAAGGTTTGGCATTGCTCTTCGTACTAGAGAAATTAGGATTGGATCCCAATTTGCAACATTAGCACCAGTAGCATTTGTAGGAGCCGCTTCAGTCATAAACTGAGCGTCTTCTTTTAGTGCTTTCTCTTGGTTTTCAAGGATAACACTGGTAACAGCTCTTTTATAGGTATCGCTGATTTTTGGTAAATCAGGATGGTCTAATACTGGCTGCCACTTTTTTTGGTAGTTTTCAGATAAATACATATCTTTTTCCTCTCTCTATTATTATTTTACAGACAACTTAATGTCTTTAGTTTTACTAATAGCGGTAGTATAAGCAGCCATTGCATTAGACAAGTCTTCTGTATTTTGTACATTAGGTTGTCCAGCTACCGCATTATCTACTTCGCTGTCAGAATTCGCTTCTTTTTTATTTCCAAAATATGATTCTTTTAAAGTCTCACATTTTTTCTTAAAAGTTTCTGCGTCGGAATACTCAACTTCTTCTGTTAGTTTAGCAAATTTCTCTTTAGAAGTATCTGCTAAGTCAGAAGCAACATCAGCTAAAATGTCAGCTCTCTCAAGCATATTGCTTTTCTTATTCAAATCAACATTTTTTCCGATTTCTTCGTTAAGTTTCTTTTCCAATTCTTCAATCTTTGAAGCTTGGTCTTCTAACACATCATATTTTTCATCAGGTACATCAATGTAGTGGTCTTCAAAAAGTTTTTTCAGACCGTTAATGAAGTCCTCAGCGATTTCGCCCTTGATACCTTTTTCAATAGCAAGTTCGTTTTCTTTCATCCACTCGTTGACAACATAGTTCAAATAATTGTCTACTTTTTCAACAAGTTCTGATTTCGCTTTAGAGCTTTCAGTTTCAAATTTCTTATTATAATCTGCAACCATTGATTCTTCTATCTCTCTAACTTTAGATTTGATAGCAGCTTCAAATATAGTAGCAGCTTTGGCTTTAAATTCTTCCGACAAGTCTTTCTCTCCAGAGGTTAAAGCGTCAATGTGTTCTTTAACATCAACATCTTTTGCTTTCTGGTCTTCTTCCTTCTCTTCAGACTTGACTTCATCGTCTTTAGAAACTTTTACTTCTGCTTCTTTAGACTCTTTTTTCTCGTCTTTCTTATCTAGGAATTTTTTTAGACCGTCAGGCATATCTCCCTCGGAAATCTTCTTGCCATCAGAATCAGTTTCTTTCGATTCACCTTTAAGAGTAGGCATAGCGTCAGCTTTACCTTGGTTCTTTTGGGGTGCTTGTCCAGAAACTTCTTTAGTACTTTTGTTAGCTTTAGGGTTTTCATCTGTAGGTTTAACTACAGCTGCTCCTAAATCCTCGGCGTCATTTTTCAACGGCGTAGGTTCACTAGCGACAGCGTTCTTTTTGGGAGCGTCTGCTACCGTGTTTTCACTAACCACTTTTTCTGTTTCGGCCATATGAAGTTCTCCTTAATTTAAAAAAATAATTATTTTTTTCTCTTTGCTAGATATTTATATTAATACATTCCTTTAAGGAACGATTCAAATACTTTTGCCTTAGCATCCGCTATTTTTAGTCGTTTTGCCTCATTAATGTATTGTTTATATTCTTCTAGCTCTTTTTGTTTAATGACACCGTTTTCCCAAATCCACTCTTTACCTTCCATAATTCCTTCTACGAAAGCGTCTGGAGCGCTCGGATCTGCAACAATATCAGCGGCAGTAGCAAGATAAAAGTCGTTTCCAACCTGTGCCTCACCGTTTCTACCTCTTTGTAATGAACCCATACCACGACTAGATACGCCTAATTTAGCGCCTTCATCTATAAGATTTTTCACAATCTTTCCGTATGGGGTATCCATAACTTTCGCTTCACCGATGAAGTTATTTCCATCAGGATAAAGTTTAGTTATCATATGCGATACTCTTTCCAAGTTTACCGTTGGTCCATCAGGATGTCCTAACTCGCCAAAAGCTCTTTTTTGCTCTACAAATTCTCTATTATATCTACCTACTTCTTTTGCTAAAGTTTCTTTAGGATAGATTCTACCGTTTCTGTTCTTTATTTCAGATTGTAAGAACACTCCACGGATTTTGTAATTCTTTCCACCCTTACCATTATCTTCTGTAAGGTACTCTACATTGTCTATATTTTCTGTTATAAGTTTCATAGTTTTTCCTAATTCTTTTAGTGTACCATAGAAGTAGATGGTTTTTCTAATCTCTTGTTAGTTTTTTCAGCTCCTACATCTTCTATATCATCAATATAACCACCACCACTTGGTCCTATTTTTTTATTCTTTCTAGCTTTATGTAATTCTTTTTCTGCTTTACTGATAGCATCCTTTTCACTATAGGCATTAATTACCATAGAAAAATTATCTTTTCTGCCGTGATCCTGATATCCCATTGAACCAGTAACCTCATATCTTGCTTCATTTATTTTTTCTTCATCGTGTTCGTGTCCATCTTTGTAAGCAGTATGAGAACCAGCACGGTGTTTCAGATATGCCATAGCAGTTTTATAAGTACCTTTGTGTACTTTTCTACCATCATCATTTTTTACAAACCACACACCTGATTTGTGTTTTTCTTTCTCGTGGACATTCATCACACTCTCTTCCAAACTACCTGGCTTGTGTTTTAAATAACTCATATGTATCTCCTATTCAACCCAATTTGAAGGATCTTTTGGACTTATACGAGCACTAGTTCTTTCAGCAGTTATATCTGTTACCTCTATACCACCGCCTTGTGTTGGTCCTATTTTTCCTTGTTTTCTTGCTTTGTCTAACATATCTTCTGCTTTTCTTATAGCATCCTGTTCACTATTTGCTTGAATAACAAAATCAAACTTATCATCATTTCCGCCACCTGTATGTTTATATGCTCCGTCAGCATATATTTGCCAGTTGCCTTCTTGTAATGTTTTAATCACACTTTCTTCCAGACTACCTGGCTTGTGTTTTAAATAGCTCATATTTGTCTCTCTCTTTCCTTAATATTTATAATTTCTTTTATCTAAATTCTACAACCAATGTGTAATTGTCGTGTAAAGCAAAGTTTTTAGTTGACAAATATACATAACCAGTAGCACCAGTAGCGTTATTAGCTATGTCATTTCCTGCAGTCCTGAAGTCAAAAACTCCATTACCTGATAATGTTAGTGCTGTTGTATTAGCAGAAGAACCTCCCCAGGATATCTCTACTGCCGATTTTGAGTTTGCTGTATTAATTGAATACCATACCTTTGCTATAGTTTTCGTTGCGTCAGCAGTCATAAAATTTGATGTAGTTGGATTAACTAACACACTATCAGTTTCACCAGTACCATCACTTATGTTTGTTCTCTTAACAACATACTTAACTCCTGCTGTATCTGATATTATTTGCGTTGTTATTGCGTCTGCCATATTTTATTCCTCTAACTATTTGACATTGAACCTAGTGGTCCTATTTCAGTTTCTTTTTGTACTTCTACTGCCAAATTAAATTTACTAACTTCTTTGTCAGCAGAAACTTCTAAAGTTGTAGCCGTATCTAATTTTTGGTCTATAACTTTTCTTGCTTCTCCTTCTTTGAGTCCCCAATTACCAAACCCTTCTAAAACTAAAGTTTGGTCTCCGAGTGTAAGAGTCACCTTTGGATAGATTCCTTCTTCATAATCATTTCCTCTTATCTCGTAATATACATTAGCCAAAGATATACTTTTGTCGGAACTATATAAAGTTCCACTATCTTCTCCGACACCACTAGCGCTTACTATCGCTTTATTGGTGTCATCAACTTTTGTTGCGACACTCAAAGTCATATTTCTTACTCTTCAAAGTATGCTTTAATATCTGACTCAACAACTCCTGTTGCCGCCGATACTTCTGCCACTTTGGTTTCAATAATGTTTACCAAGTCTTGTGGTTGTTTCCAATCTACTCCATCTAAACTTTCTATTAGTTGCTTTACAGCTTCCTTCATAGAAGGCGATAGATTTATGTATTTGTCGTTACCAATAAAACCTGAAACATTACCAACTATACTTGATACCGTTAATGCCATTTTTATTCTCCTGTTTGTGTTTCGCCAGAATCAGGTGCCGTTTCAGCAGGTGCTTCAGCAGGTGCTTCGGCAGGTGTAGAAACAGGTTCAGCTTCTGGTGTCATTGCATTTTGAACATCATCCCTTGAAGCAGTCTGAGCAATCGGGTCCGCAACATTAGGTTTTGGGTCCGAGTGAGGTTCTGCTTGTCCAGGTGTCATCACATTTTTAGCAGTATTAAATAAGTTAGAAGCGTATTCTTTTCTACTTGCGTCCAGAGCGTCCCCTACTTTATTTCTTAATGCGTCTTTAAAATCTTCACCTGCACCTTTATTATCTCCACTAGCAAGTTTGTCAACAAAACTAGTAGTCTTATTTGATTGGTCAAAAAACCCTTTAGGTGACATTTGACCTGTATCTACTTTATTTTCATTATCAGCCATTTTTATTTTCTCCTATTATATTATATCAGGTTCATCGCCAGCTACCGCAACATTGGGAGCAGCAATAATACCATCATTAATTTCTTTTTTAATTTGTTTGTCAATGTCGTGCATTTCTCTTTCAGATTGTTTAAGTATATTTTGTCTAACATACTTAACTGAAAAATATTTACCAACATAGTCTCTAACATCATTAGCTAAACCAATTCTTTCTCTCAATAGTTCAGCATTTTTTAGTTCCGAAAAGTGTCCGTCAGCAAGAAAATCATATTTAATTTTCTCTTTAACATTAACCCAATCGTCTTCATTTATGATTGCTTTTAAAACTAGTTGTGTTCTTAGCAAATCATTAAATAATTCTGTAAATTTCTTACGCAATCTTTGTACAAATTTTGTAAATTTAAGTTCGTCTCTAGTAATCTCGGTACTTCTACCTAGATTGAATCCTTGACTTGCTTCTAATCTACTAATCGGTACATTAAGAGAACGGTATAGTTTCCTTTGGAAGTATTCTATATCTGCAACTTCACCTAGGTTTTGTCCACCAGGTAATGTAGAAATATCTGTACCTCTACCACCTTCTCTACTAGGTAACCAAAAGTCTTCAAGCATAGACATATAGTTTCTATCGTCTCTTATCTCTCCTGTTGAAGCGTCATAGACAAGTTTGTTTCTGTATCTTGCCATAACATCACGGAGATATTGTTCTGCTTTTACTTTAGGTAAATTACCTACATCAATTTTAAATATTCTTCTTTCAGGTGCTCTTGCAATTCTGTAAATAACAACAGCGTCTTCTATCATACGCAACTGATTAACAGGTTTAATTGCTTTGTGCATATAAGACATAACCATATTCTTATTCAAATCAACTAATCCGCTAGGAGTAAAGGTTACGGCGTCTGGAGCGATTTTTAATCCACCACTTGCCATTCCTGGTCCTGCAACACCTTTTTCATTATATAAAAAGTATTCGTTGTAATCGTGTATGACCTGAATATTTGCTAATGGTACAGGTCTACCTTTTTTAATTTCTCTTATCTTCTTAATTTTTCTCGGGTCAATATATCTTAATTCTGTAATACCCTTAATTGGAGATTCTCTATCAATTATTTTATGATAGTAAATTCTTCCATCTACATACCATCTACGAAATATGTCGTGTCCTTTCGTAGAAAAGTTTAGAAGTCTTAAAACTTCTTTAAATTCATCTTCAACTTTTCTTTTAATGTTATCAGAAAAGTCTGTATCTTTTAAATCTACTCTAACTGGATCTTTCTCAATCTCGTTTGCTACAATAGCTTCGTTGACAATATCTTCAACTGCCATATCACATTCAGGATGTATTGAAATTTCTCTATACCTACGAATTAAGTCTTGCTCAGTTTTCGCCGTACCTTCCATATCCAGGTACTGACCAAAATAACCTCCAGCGGCGACGGTTTGTGTACCGTCATCCGCTTTAGGTTGTGTAAAACTTTGTTTCGGGTCTGGAGTTTGTTTAACTCTAGTTATTTGAAAACCGAAAAGTTCTGCCATTTTATATCCTCACTTTATTTGTACTAATTATTTATTCAACTATTAAGTAGTCGTTCTTGACTCAAAATTT